GAAGGCCGTATGGACTGCCTCCGGCGGCACGATTGGGCCTTTTCAGTATGTCGTGCTGATGAACGTCACGCAGGCGAGCCCGCTGAAGCCGCTGGTTGCATGGTGGGACTATGCCTCGGCGCTGACGCTGCAGATCGGCGAGACGTTCAGCGTTAAGTTCAACAACTCAGACACCACCGGGACGATCTTTACGCTAGCGTAAGGAGGCATTGTGTTACAGAAAGGCGATCACAGGAAAGAGTGCTGCAAGCAGCCGGAGAACCTGGTGCCACATCAGGAACGGCCGGATCTGCTCATTAACAAGTGCAAGGTCTGCGGCTGCCGGCACTTCGAATTAACTGCGGACCCCGGTAGGTTGGGTCTGCGAGGGGCAGAGGTAGGGTGAGCTAGATGCTCCAGATCAAGGGCGCAACCGAGAAGCTGCAACTCGTCAGTTCGGCGGCTGGGAACCTCGACGTTAGCGTTGACTTCGCCATTTGGGACTTGACGACTGGTTTGCCTCCGGTCGATTCGGTCGGGGATCAGGTCACAAACATCACCACGGCGGCGACGACCGATATCCTGGCGGTGGCAGGGGCCAACCTCGCGCGCAGGGTGAAGCGGCTCGCTGCTAAGAACAAGCACGCTACAGTGTCCAACTCGGTCACGCTCCAGCGCGTCACGGCAGGGCCGGTGACCACGGAGGATATGGGGCCGTGGACTCTGCTGCCGAAGGAAGCGCTAGTCATCAACGAGGCAGGCACCCCGTTCGTCTACACGGCGAACGGCGAGGTGAAGGCGGCCGGGTCGAGCGCGGGCGTCGATCCGAGGACCAACGACTTCCGGCTGTCCGGGGTGTCAGCGACGCCGGTCATGATTGCGGACAGCACCACCCTCAGCACGATCTTCCTCGCGCAGTGGAAGGGTAACCGCCTCGCGCTGTGGGATGGCGCGAACTGGCAGCTCTGCCAGCCCTCGTCGGAGGTGTCGCTGGCGGTGACAGGTCGCACCACCGACCTGCCGTTCGATATCTTCGCGTTTCTCTCTGCCGGGGTGGTGACGCTGGAGTTCCTCAACTGGACCAGTGCCACTGCGCGGGCGACCACGCTGACTCGGCAGGATGGAGTGTGGACCAAGACCGGCGACGCGACGCGGCGCTACCTCGGCTCGTGCCGGGCGCGCTCGGCGACGACGTTCCATTGGGTACGCAGCGGCGACGACCTGCCGGTTAAGCTCGACCTGTGGAACGTGGATAATCGCGTCGAGGCCAGCTTCACGCTGCGGGCATTGACGAACACGTGGGCGTACACTGTTGCGACGTGGCGGCAGGCGCAGGCGAGCGTGAACTATCAGGTCGACGTGATGGTGGGGCTGCAAGAAGAAACGATGACCGCGCAGCTAACTGCGACGAGCACGAACGCCACGACTACCGTCCCGCGCGAGGTCGGGATCGGGTTCGACTCGACCACGGCGTTCACTGGCCTTGCCGGATCAAGCACGAATGAGGCTGCGGTGGCGAGCCAGCAGTTGGCAGTAGCACATATCAAGCACCAGCCAACGATTGGCAGGCACTTCTACGCTTGGCTGGAGATCAGCACGGCATTGGGCACGACGACTTGGTTCGGCGACAATGGCGCGCTGCGAGTCCAGAGCGGCATGACCGGCAGCTGGGAGTGCTAAAGAGAGAGGATCGACATGTTTCGTGCTTCTTCGCAGATCAAGGTCAACGCGCTAGTCGAGGTTAAATCCAGCGCGATCCGCGCTAGGGCGCTGGCGGTGCAGCTGAGCAACGCGATGGCAGCGGGGGACACGTCAGCGCAGACCATTTTGAACCTGCTACTGCAGGTTAAGACGTTGATCGACCGCTGGGTCGCGTTGGCTGCGACCCCAGGGCTGGCGGCGTACGCACAGGACCAGGAGAACGATGCGACTTACGACGTGGTCGCCGAGTTCACGGCTATGCGCACTGCTTTAGTCGCGGTGCGAGACAGGATCATCAATGACCTCCCGACCGCTTCAGCACCGCCGGGGGTGGCAGGCCGCATCGCGGTTTACAGCATCGACGCGACCGGTACTTTGATCGCTGACTTGTTCACGCCAGCGCAGACAGCGAGCCTGCGCGCCGATCTGGACGCTTTCATCGCCACGGTTTCCTAGATGCCGCAGTTCGCCCGCCCCGATTCGACAGTCACTGCTGGGACGTGGAACCCCGGCGGCGGCGCGACTCTTTGGGAAACTGTCGACGAGGTTTCCCCAGACGACAACGATTATGACTCCAGCGGTTTCGCTGATGGCGATATGATGGAGTTGGGTCTTAGCAACTTGATCGACCCGCTGTCGTCGAGCGGGCACATAATTAGGTTCAGGGCGGCCGATACCCAAGGCGGCTTCGGCGATGTATCTGTGGCCTTGAAGCAAGGCTTGTCGCAGATAGCTGCCTACGATCCCGGTCCGCTAGGCCCTTCCATCACGCTGTATACCTATACGCTGTCCGGGGCTGAGGCCGACTCGATCACCGACTACAACGATCTGCGCTTAAATGTAATTGGTATCGGCAGCTCAAGCATTTTCGTCTTCACGTGGGCCGAGCTGGAGGTGCCAATCGCAGGTTCAGTGCCGCCCCCAGTCAAACAGCGTCAGCGTTTGGCCCCCACGCAGAGGATGGGTTAGGTGGCATCGCGCGCCGGGATCTTCGACCCGAGCTTGACGAAGAAGGGCATCTTCGATTCCTCGCTCGACAAGGCGGGGATCTTTGCCAAGGACTTCGTACCGGCAGTAACTGGCGCGGCGGCGTTTGCGCTGAACGCCCAGCCAGGTTCCTACGCAGTTGCCGGGGTCGCCGCAGGGACTCTCGCTGACAGGATGATAAACGCGGCGCTGGGCTCGTATTTGCTGACCGGCCTGGCAGCGGATATCAACCGCGGCTTTAATCTCAATGCGGCCTTTGGGACGTATAACCTCGCCGGGCTCGCCGCTGGAGTAGTCGCCGGCAGGGCTATAAATGCAGCGCCGGGTTCGTATGTCCTGACTGGCACGGTCGCTGGCATACTCGCGGATAGGGCGATAAATGCAGCGCCTGGAAGCTACGTGCTTACGGGTACCGTCGCTAGCATCGTCGCAGGCCGCGTTATCTCGGCAGGCATTGGGTCGTATGTCCTGACTGGTACCCTGGCCGGGCTTTTGGCTGACAGGGTTTTGTCTGGGAACCCTGGAGTCTACCTGCTGTCAGGTGTAGACGCAACGCTTGTGTTTACTGGAGGTGTGGGGGCTTTCAGCTTGAATGCTGCGTCTGGGAGCTACGTGCTCCTGGGCGTTGACGCAGGCGTGATTGCCGACAGGATGTTGAACGTAGCGCCGGGAGCGTATGTGCTGACCGGGGTGACAGCTCAGCTTGCTTCGGCGAGGCTTATCGTGGCTGAAGCCGGGGCGTATGTCATCACTGGCTTTGCCGCCCGAGGCCGGCTCGAGTTCGACACCTTCCCTGCGGGCGAGGGTGGCGGGGCTAATATCTTCATCGTCAACGAGTGAGATCGATATGACTGGCCAACAGGCTCTTGACAGGATCATGGCAAGGTGTGGAAACCGCACCTCACAGGTGCTCCGCGCTAACGCGCTCGCGGAGATGGCGATGATTCAAGAAAACCTCGAGCTGGGGCAGCTATTGCCATGGTGGCTGATTGCGAATGATCAGGCCCTCGGCGTTGTAGCAAATGCACGGACTGTGGCGACGCCGACTGGGTTCATCAGGGAAATAGACGAGCAGGCCTGGCGGTTATTTGACAGTGGGGTGGAACATGAGCTTGTCAAGAAAGACTACAAAGAGCTCAATACCCTCTGGGGGAGCGCAGCGACTGCATCGTTGCCTCAGAATTACGCGTTGCTCGGTGGGCTGTTCTATGTCTTTCCTATTCCGACAGCGGATCTGTCTGGCAGTATGTCATTCTATAAGAAACAGCCCGCGCCGACTGACGATGCAGCGGCTACCGACGCCTGGCTGGTGAACGCGCCGGATTTGCTTATTGGAGAAACCGGAGTGGTGATTGCCAGTCAGTACCTGAAAGACACCGAGTTGGCCGGGATTTTCGCTGCTTTACAGACGAAGGCCTGGATGCGAATCAACTTCGAAAACACCGCAAGGGCAGAAGCGAACCGAGACAGGAACATGGGCTAAGGAGCGCAAAATGGGCCTCGAATCTGGGACGTACCTGAACGATTTGGTCGTTACTAATCCACCTGGCACAGACGTTCGAAGTGAGGGGGATGATCATATTCGGCTGATCAAGACAGTCCTGCAGAATACGTTCCCTGGCATGGCGGGCCGGTCGTGGAGGTCTCAGACCAAAGGGAGCGGGTACACGGTCGTAGCGAACGACAATATGACCCTGCTGAATTGCACAGCTCCGTTGACGCTTGCGCTTACGGCGGCGGCGACGCTGGGCAACGGGCACCTGTTCATGGCCTTCGCTAATGGCGGAGCAGTCGTGATTGATCCGAGCGGAGCGGAGCAGATAAACTCCGCGGCGACTATCACGCTGCCAGGCGGCGCAGTAGCGCTCATCTTGTGCAATGGAACGACCTTTCTGGCGTTTACCTTTTATCTGACAGATATCGGCATAGTCGCCATCAAAGACTCGCTTTTCGTTCTTCAGGACAATGCCGATATTACCAAGCAGGCCCAGTTTCAACTTTCCGGGATCGCCACTGGGCAAACCAGGACCATGACTGTTCCAGATGCCGATATAACACTCGGTAATTGGTCAACCGGAGACGTCAAGCTCACGTTCAAGGCCGCCGCGGACGCCGGCTGGGTGATGATGAACGATGGAAGTATCGGCAACGCTGCCTCCGGGGCGACGACCAGGGCGAATGCTGACACGGTAGCGCTGTTCACACTGCTGTGGAATAACATCATAGACACGTGGGCTCCGGTGTCTGGAGGTCGAGGAGCGAATGCCGCGGCGGACTATGCCGCGAATAAAACGCTCACGCTGCCGAAGGAGCTTGGCAGGGCGATCTGCGTGGCTGGGGCTGGGAGTGGGTTGACGAGTCGCGCGCTGGGTGAAAAGCTTGGTGAGGAAACGCATTTACTGACGATTGCGGAGATGCCCTCACACACGCACCCCTTGAACCTCCCTGGTTTCTCAGGTGGGCAGACGCCTAACCTGGACACAAATGGTGGAGCGGGAGCTAACTATACCTCTGGTGCAACCGGCGGCGGCGGCGCTCACAACGTAATGCAGCCTTCCAGCTTCATGAACGTGATGGTTAAGCTATAAAATGATCCAACTCAAGGAAGGCGTGAAACTCACCGGCCTCGTTCCTCAGATGGTGCTCGCGTCGTTAGTGGTAGACGGAGTGCTCCTGACCTTTGGTATCGCGCTGTGCGTTATTACGAGCGCAAACGACGGTAAGCACAAGGTGGACTCGCTTCATTATAGCGGCCGAGCGTGTGACTATCGCACGAAATACCTCGGCCTCGACGATCGGGAGTTGGAGCTGCAAGGCCGAGTAGCGGACTCGCTCGGAAAGGACTTCGACGTCGTGATGGAGTATATCGGAAAAGACGAGGAACACTTGCACGTGGAGTACGATCCCAAGTGATTATCCCGGTCTCCGGTCTTGGTCAGGTCGGCATACTGACTGATGGGCCTAAGGAGAAGTTCCCGCTGAACGCTTGGACGGCCGGGCGGAATGTTCGCTTTCACGACGGAGCCGTCGAGAAGATGCAAGGGCACATCGAAGTCTACGCTACGCCGCTGAATCCGCCCTGGTGGCTGTTCCCAATAGCGCGCGCGGGGAATTATTTCTGGCTCTACGCCGGAGATACAAAGGTCGGTGCGACTGATGGAGCGACACATGCTGACATTACGCGTGTCGCTGGGAATTACACCACTGACTTGAACGTCGGCTGGACAGGAACCTCGATCGAGGGGATTCCTGTGATTACGAACGGCACTGAGGTCCCACAGATGTGGAGCCCGCCGGCGCTGGCGACGAAGCTGATAGCGCTGACTGCATGGCCTGGGACATACACGTGCAGGGCGATGAAGTCGCTGAAGCGATACCTCGTGGCGCTGTTTGTCATAAAGGCCGGAGTACAAAATCCCTATATGATCAAATGGAGCCATCAGGCTCCGACTAATGGCGTTCCTGCGTCTTGGGACGAAACGGACCCGACGATAGATGCAGGCGAATGGACGCTACCGACTGATGGTGGGTTCATAGTGGACGGCGCGCCGCTGCGGGATGACCTGATCATCTACAAGGAATACCAAACCTGGAAGATGCAGTACGCGGCTGGGGTTGATATATTCAGGTTTACGAAGGCCTTCGATAGCTTCGGCGCTGTATCGCGGCGATGCGCTGTGGAGTTCTTCACAGGACGGCAGCTGGTTTTCACTGGTGATGACATAGTGCTGCATGATTCGCAGCAAGCGAAGTCACTAATCAACGAGCGGTTGAAAACTGCCCTCGTAGGAACAATAGATACGACCTATTTTGCCAGGTCGTTTGTTGTTATTAACTACGCGAAATTCGAGGTCTGGGTTTGCTTCCCCGAGACTGGTCAATCCAGCTGCACCAAGGCGCTCGTGTGGAACTGGATTAACGATACCTGGGGATTCCGCGATTTGCCTAACACGGGATTTATAGCGGCTGGTATTGTAAGTCCTATTGTGACAAGCGAAACCTGGGCCGGCGCGGTTGGCACCTGGGCGGATGATCCTGACGTGTGGGGCGACAGGTCATATGACCCGACAAAGCGGCAGATGTTAATGGCTGCGCCGGTGACGACTAAGTTACATCAGATGGATCAAACGCAGCAAGCCGATGGCGTCAATATGGTCTCGTTTGTGGAACGCCAGTCGTTGGGCTTTCCGCTTAAGAGCGACCAGCCGCCGGATTTCACCAGGATGAAACAGATCAATACGATCTGGCCACAGATCAAGGGGACAGTCGGCGGGGTAGTAAACATATATCTGGGCACGCAAAAGCGGATCGATGGACCAGTCGTGTATAGCGCCGCCAGGCCGTATACGATCGGCACTACGGAGTTTATTGACACCTCGGACGTCGAGGCATCGCGTATGCACGCGCTGAAGTTTGAATCTACCTCGAACGTCGAGTGGAAACTCGGCGCGTATGACGCTGACGTGGTGGATCGAGGGATATACTATGGCTAGCGACCGCGACAATCCCGAGAGATATCGGCCCGATCCGGTCTCGGACGTAGCTTCGCTCGCGGAGGTTATTGCCTATCTGCGGACGGAGCATGAGCGGATCGCGCTGTCGCTCGATGCAAAGGTCCCGCGAAGAATCCAGTTTCTCACTGCTCCTCCGAACAAGCTATTCGAGGGGTTGACCGTTGGCGCTAATGGGACGAATTGGAACCCTGGAGCTGGAAAAGGTGTCTACACGTACTACTCCGGCGTGTGGAATAAGCTCGGCTAAAAGCCCGCTGTTTCCGCACGTATTCGAGCCATCGCAGATCGAGGCGATATGGCCAGAGCTGGAGCCGTTTATTCTGGCTTCGGTGGAGAAGAGCTTCGGCATGCAGACGGTAAACCAGGTGCATGATTTGCTGCTGAAAGGTCACGCCCATGCTTTCTGCACGATGCGAGACAATCGGCTCGTCATGGTGCTGGTTGTGCGGTTGATAGAATATGCGACGTTCGGCGCTGCGCGTATTATTGCCTGCGCCGGCAAGGAACTCAAGGAGGCAACCCAGTTCATCTCTGCGCTCGAAGCCTGGGCGTTGACTCAAGGCGCGGTGGAGCTCGAAGGCTGGTGCCGCCCTGCGGTAGCTCGCCTCGTTCGTCGACTTGGCTGGCGAACGAAGGTTGAAATGGTCACGCTGGATTTGAGAAGGAAACTGCAATGAGCGGCGATGCTGGACAAAGCACAGGCACGAGCACTCCCACCTATGATCCTGCAACCGCAGCGGCTAGGGCGAAGATCCTGGATTACGCCTCAAGCATCTACGGGCGAAGCGCCACGGCTGCGGCCCAGGGTTATCCCGGAGCGAAACCGATTGACCTCTCGCCGGAGAGCCTGCGGGCTCAGCAGATGCTGACTGGAGTCGCCACAGGGCCAGGGCAGGACGTGGCTAATATGATTCCTGGCGCTCTACAATTTGGCCTGAGCGACGTGTTGCATCCCGAGACATCGCCCGGGTTCCAGCAGACGTTAGACTCTGCTACTCGGCGGATCGGCGAGGAGTACACGTCGCCGACAGGGCCGCTCGCGCAGGCGCGTGGGATGTTCACAGGCGGCAGCAGCGGCGGGACTGGCACGCGGGAGGGCATCGCCAGCGGGCTCATCGGCCGGTCGTACCTGAACACGGTCGGAGACGTCACTGGCAAAATGACCTCCGATGCGTATAGCAAGGGACTCGACACGTTCAGCAAAACTATGGCGTTCGCTCCGAGTGCGTACGGACTGATGCTACAGCCGGGAGCGACAATGGGCGCTGTCGGTGCGCAAAACGAGTCCGTCGCGGCGGGTAAGGAGAACTATGCGGCGGCGCTACGGCAGTATGCGCAGACCGGCGAATGGGGCGCGCTGCAGCCGTATGCGAACCTGGTTAGCGGCTTCTCGCAGCCGGGCACGTCGACTACGTCAACACAGTCGCAATTCAGCCAGTTCATGAGCGTGGCGGGCCTGGCTGCAATGGCAGCGATGATACCATGAGGAGACCTCAATGAGCGGTAGCGAAGCGGCAATCCCAGGACAAGCTCAATTACCCGCTCCGGTTTCGGAGACAGGCCTTGGTCCGACCGCGCTGTCGGAGAAGGATTTGACTAATTTGGCGATACACGCTGACCCCACGGCGATGCTTCAGCACCTGAACGAGAAGATTCCGTCGGAGCAGCTGAGCGACAAGGCGCTGAACGACTATGGCTGGGCTCAGCCGCGAGAGGAATATCCGCAAGGCGACAAGGCGGCAACGCCTCTGACCTCGGAGCAGATGCGGCTGATTCAGTCCATGATGCCCAAGCCGTCTGCGCCGATCGCAGCGGCTCATCTGCCAGCTCGGGGCGGACCGATTAACCTGGCACCGCCGAACCTCGGCGTGTCGCAGGCGCAGTTGCCGCTGTCGCTGGCGGCACTGCTGCATGGGAGGGGCTGATGGAACCTGATCTTTCGACTATTTTGGACCCTAACGCGCCAGATCCAGCCTTGGCTGGTCAGCCGGCCTACGCGCAGATGCAACAGCCGGTGCCGGACATGCAGGAGATGGTGAAGCCGCCTGAGAGTCCTGAGGACCTCGATCGGCGGAAATCCGCCTGGACGTCGTTTATGGCTAAGCTGCAGGAGCCTAACGTAAGGCGAGCCATTAGCATCGCCGGCGCCTATATGGCGCAGCCCAGGCCGATGGGGCAGAGCACGGCGGGGCACTTGGCCGCCGCTATGATGACTGGCACGAGCGCATATGGCATGGGCGAGCAGGCAGCGTTCGAGCGAGCGAAGACCGAAGCTGAGTCCGGGGCGAAGGTCGCCGGCGAACAGGCTAGGACAGCCGAGGTGGTGCAGCGCACAGAGACGGAACGGCAAACGCAGGCGTCTACGGTTGCTAAGGCGAAAACCGACGCTGATCTGTCGCAGTTCAACCTCGACAAGGCAAAGAGCGAGGAGGACGTGGTAAAGGTCGAGCGGGAGCTGCGCAAGCGGAAGGCCGATGCGACCAAGGACGTTACCGACGCCAAGCTGAAGGCTTCGATTGAGGCGGAGTACGACACGCCTATCGCGCGAGTTGAGGCGCTTCGCGCGGAGGCCAAGCAGCATGCCGCCACAGGCCGCGAGAAGGCAGCCAAGGCGAGTGTTGAAGAACTCACCGCCAAGATCATCAAGGACATGTCGCCGCAGGAGCAGAAGGACTACCTGACCAAAACTGGCCGCTACGCGACGCATACGTCTGGCATTAGCCAGCAAGCGCAAATGTGGGGAGAGATCTACGACAAGCTCCCAGACAAGGACATTCACAAGACCGGCAAGACCCGCGAGCAGTTCCAGATGGAACAGCTGCAATCGTCGAAAGCCAAGGACGTGGGGGATTTCCTGACCAGGTACATGGCAGCCGGCGGTGATGACCCAGACATCATTCAGGGGATCTCTGATATTATCAAATATAACCTGTCAGCCAGAAAGCCCCCGGCGGCGGAGAACGCTAGCATCGAATGGCAAAAGGCGCCAGGTGGTAAGGAATTCCGCACGTTGCCTAACGGTAAGATCGAGTGGAGGCGAACGCCAGCGGCTCCGGTGAGTCCCATGGGAGCCGGTAGCTCGAACATGCCCTGATGGAAGTCCTCTACGAGGGTAAAACCCACGAGTTTCCGGACGATTTCACTCCGGAGGATGTCTCGTCGGCTTTGGACAGCGTACCGGTGCCTGGAAGCTGGTGGAACACCATGGCTGCGATTCCGGGGACTGCCGTAGCGGGATTGCAGAAATTCGTCGGGGGAACGCTGCAGGCGATACCTGAGCAGGCCGCGTCGATTGGAGGATTACCAGCGAGGGTGCTGGAGGAGATGGCTGGTGAGCCGGTAAGTCCGACTCAACAGGCCCTCTCGAAGGCCGCCCAGGAAACGCCGATGTTCAAGGCCGGCGTGGGCATCGCTGAAAGCGCGGACATACTCGAGAAGGAAACCAGGCCGGCTAATTTGTCCTTCTGGAAGCGCGCGGTGCTGAGTGGCGTGAGCAGCGTTACACAGCAATTGCCCAGTCTAGCTTATGGCCTTGCCGCGAGAAGTCCAGCTATGCCAATAGCATCAGCGGCGGCTGTGCAGGCTGGGCAGACGTATGCTGAAAGCGCCGGAGCGACACCGGAACAGAAACTAGTCCATGCCAGCATCGACGCCGCTGCGGAGGCGGTGTTCGAGTATCTTCCGATGAAATTCCTGATGGATCATGCAGGTGGACCAGTGTTGAAGACAATCATCGGCACGCTCATGAGGGAGGTTCCTACCGAAGTCGGGACTACCATGGTGCAGAGCGCCAACGCGCGCCTGCGAGATATGGAACTGAAAGACCAGCCCTGGAGCTGGGAAGATTACGCCCAGGATTTGCTCGACACGGCTGGCGCAACTATAGTCTCGGCACCATTGCTCGGCGGGGCTGCCGCAGCGATTTCTCGAGTCCCTGGCATGCCGCGGGCACAGGCTGGGCCGGGCGCACCTATTCCCCCTCGCGCTCCTGCTCCGCCGACTCCTGCGGCAGCGCCAGGGGCTAACGTGGTGGATAATGCGCCATTATCCCCACCGTTCGATCAGCCTACCTTCGCCCCGGTAGCTCCGGCGAGCGATGAGGCGAAGGCGATGATAGCGAGTATTGACGCCGACCTGGCCACGCCAGAAGAGGTGGAGAAGGCCAAGGTGACGGTGGCCGCCTATGAGGAAGCGCGCAAGTCCCCGCCGACGTCGGAGGCGGTTTCGTCCTGGGCTCCGTTGTCGACAGTGCCGCAGTCGCAACTCATCGACGCGGGCGAGCTCGGCGCGAGTGACAAGCAGGCGGCGAATGCGCCGAACTATGTCAATCCAAACGTAGGCCCGCGGATGGAGCGGCAGATCGTATATGGACCTCCGGGTTCAGAAGGCCTGGCGCCACAGCAGACGCCAATGGTCGCCGGGACGTATACGATTGGTCAGCCGAGCGATGACAGGCCAGCGACGTATCTCAGGGCGCTGCACGATACGGTCGAGGGATGGCGACAGGAGTTCCTGCCGAAGGCCACGCTGGTGCTGTCGAATGAGCAACTGCCGACGAACAGCGCGCTGGGGTGGCACTACTCGGACGGGCAGGGATTTCATATCATCGTCCCTGCGGTGTTGCGGAACCCGACTCGAGGGTTGGGGGCCTTTAATGTCAATACCCAGGCGAGTGCGTTCTACAATGCAACGCATGAGTTTGGCCACGCGCTGATCACGGACAGGTTCTTTGAAGGTATGGCGCCTGAGCTTGTCGGCCAAGTCCGGGCGGAGTCCCAGGTCGGGGCGCTCTCGCCAGCGACGATCGCGGCGATGCCTGAGGCGCAACGGGCGGTGCTGGAGGAGTATAATCAGGTCAAGAAGAAAATCCTCGGCAATACGATGTCAGCCCAGGAGTTCATCGATCAGTGGTTTAGCCCTGGCAAGCTTGGCCGCACGACATTCCTGGAGAAGCTCGGGGTAGCGCCGACAGACAACGCTATGGCTCTGGTTAAGGCACTGGTCCGCCGAGCCGCTAGCAATGCGACCACAGCGGACAAGGCCCAGCTCCAGCAGGAGCTAATGCGAGATTTCCTGTCGGTTGACGAATACCTCGCGGAGCAAACGGCCAGGCACGCGTATCAGCGCAAGTGGGATCAGACGTCGCCGCTTGGGCGGTTCTTCAAGGACGCGCTCGAGTCGCTGCGGAAGTTCTTCGTCGGACTGAAAAAGGAAGGCACCATCGCGCCTGGGACCGCCTTTGGCGAGTGGATGGACGGATTATCTCGAGGCGATCGAGCGATCAACGAAGGTGCCAGGGTTTCGCAGGCGAAGGTCAAGGGTGCTAGCCAGCCAGCGAAAACCGAGGTTATCCTGCCGAAGAAAAAGGTCAAGCCGAAAAAGCTCGTCGAGACCGTTCAGCACAACGTCGAGACGGATACTACCGCGGCCAAGGCAACGCAGGCGCGGCAACTCGTGACGAACCTGGTCCGCTCGGGCGTTATTACAGTCAAAGACCCCGAATTCAAGGAGATGCTGAAGCTGATCAAGCAACAGGACTGGGACGAGTTCATTGACCTGTTTCAGCGTCACGCTGGGAAGACGGTCAAGTTCCAGCTGGACGAGCCGACGCCGACGGAAAAGGTCGGCGTCAAAACCGACCTTGCGTCGCTGGTAGAGCTTTTTGGTCTAAACATGTACTCGGGGCAGGTTCCAGACGTGGTAATGAAGGAGCTCGTGCAGAACTCCTTCGACGCGGTGAAGGCGAGCTTGCTGAAGGGCAAAATCACCGAGGGCGTTATCACGGTCGAGGTGGACTCGAACAGCCGTCAGCTTACGGTCTCCGACAACGGCATAGGCATGGACAGGGATACGCTGATGAAGGCCCTGTTGACGTATCCAGGAACCAGCAAGCCGGATCTGCCGATTGAGCATCGCAGCGGCGGATTGGGCCAGGCGAAGCAGCTGCTGCTGTTCACGCCAGCGAAGATCACGGCGTATACTACCACTGGCAATGGCAGGGCGCTATTTCTCACAGGAACGCCGAAGACGTTGCTGGACGGAACGGCCACGCTGGAGGAAATGTCCACGGCTGAGCCGGCCGGTACCAAGGTGGTCGTGACGCTGCCTGAGCGAGTTACCCGAGCAGGGAAGTCAGAGGAGGTGAAGCTCGCGCGCTATGTTGATAACTACTCAGTCTTGAGGAATCCCCCGCTGTTTCCGAACGTAAGGATTGTCTACAAATACGGGCCTGAGTCGTGGCAGACTGAGCTTATACCTTCGATATTGAAGGACCATCAGAAGATGTTCACTAAGCAATACAACTTCGGCTACGTGGATGTCTACAGAGGGCTGACCCATGATCCTGATGAAGCCTGGAGGACGACCCAACGGGTGCTTAGCAGTGGCATTTGGCAGTTTGATATTCAAATCCCGCTGACCCCGCTCGAGCGCTTGCCAATGGATTTGATCTTCGATGTGCACTCGAAAGTGATTGGCCAAGACAGCGCGTATCCATTCACGACTGATCGGCAGAACCTGAAAGAACATGCCAAGAAGGAACTGTTGAAGAGCGTGGACGAAATCATCCAGGAGTACGCGAAGGAAATGCTGCGGAAGCACGTGGAGACCTTCACGAATGTGCAGGTAATCCCTGACGCTATCACGGCGACGGCAGCGGATTTCAAAAAGCCCATATTTGACGTCACAGCGGATGCGAATGACATTCCTGTGGTGACGTTTCAAGGCGAAACTCTGGTGAAGAAGCCAGTTTACTTCAATCCGACCAATAAGGACTTCCTCCAAATTGAAGGCGCGCCGAAGTTTCTTGTAACGCTCTCGAATGTCTTTCGAAGATTTATGTCGTTATATACCTTCCGGTACTCGCCGCAGGGGACACTATATCGAGTCGGAATCGGCTTCGACAGGGGCCGCATGAAGACTGAGCAATCAACGCAAGGCTGGTCTGGCGTGCAGTTTTCGCGCCCATATCATGCTTTGTTTATCAATCCTGCTCGGATCCCAATAGACGACACGCCCGAGCGCGCGGCTGCGAGCACGCTGCACGTTATGATGCACGAGGCGGCGCATATCAACAAGGCCACCCACGGCGATGGCTATGTTTGGGAACTCGCTGAGATGTACGGCAAGCTCGATGCAGGGAAACAACTGAGCGCGCTGAAGGATCAGCTCGAGGCCGAGTTTGCCGGCTCCTGGCCGACCTTCGTTGCGATTAAAGGAGCATACAATGCAGCGGACACCGTCAACGTATCTGAAACTCTTAAGGGGAACGTACTCGAAGCCGTCGGCAATGCAAGCAGCACTGCAGACGCAGCTCGAGCTATTCAAACAGGAGGGCAACCAGCCGGCGGAGAAACTATCCGGCAAGATCCTTTCAGAAATGTCAACTACGAGCTCGACTCCGGCGAAGGCGCAGACGCCGTCACCGCAGCAGGAGCAATAACCGAGGATCAGGCGAAAAAGCCGGCGATAATCGCCCAGGCTCAGCAGGAGTGGAAGGAGAAGCAGTTCCGCTCGAGGTTTTTCAAGGCGTGGTTCGGCGACTGGGAGAACGAGCCGGCGACGGCGAGCAAAATCATGCGAGCGGATGGGTTGCCACTGGTGGTGTATCATGCCACTACGAAGAACGCCCAGCGGATGGTCGTGCCGGCGCCTGGGCAGAGTACCTCGGCCTTTTTCAGATTCGAAAAGGGGGATATCGGCTTCCACTTTGGCACCGTGCGGGCAGCGCATGTGCGTGGCTATGGGGCGTACCTGCCATCTAGCGAGAACAAGAATCAGCTCGGGCCGATGGAGCTCAATGATATCAACGAGATACTCGCGAAAGACCCCATTCGCTTCGGAGACCGTGCGGATGGCCTTTACATTATCCCGGCGGTGCTGAATGTACGGAATCCTCTGCATGTGGGCGCTGAGACCTTTGAGATGTGGGACGAGCCTGTTTCGTTCCTGAACCTCCTGACTGGCAAAGGACTGCTCAAAGCCGGCGAGGCCGCGCCGATTATTGCGACTATCGAAGCGCTCGACAAGACGCGTGGCTTTCCTCAGTCGACATTGCGTCAGCGCTTCGAGCCGGTACGGCAGATGCTGGCGAGGAAGGGCTACGACGGAATCGTCTATGAAAACCTCGCCGAGGGGGATACGTCATTCGTAGCGTTTAAGGCGAATCAGGTCAAATCGGTCCTGGGTTCTCGGACGTTTTCGCGCAGCGACAACATGCACATGGAGCTCGACCTCGACGCTGCCACGCCCGAGGGCGTTGGTGGTTCAAACTTCTACAAGGGCTTGAAGAACTTCACGGATAATCCTGGGCCGATCCGGCGGATGCTTCGCCGTATGCAGCACCTGTCATATCACGTCCTTGAGCTGCAACAGCTGGCGCATCTAAACCCTGACGTCAGCGACCTCTCGTTCATGACTGAAAAGAACGGCGAATACAACCGCTATAAGAGCGCGCTCCAGGCGAAGGCCGACGAGGTGCTCCAGCGGTGGAGTGACCTCGGCAAGGAAAACTTCGCCCGAGTCAACAAGTACCTGCAGACCGAGTCGGAGGGCAAGGAGCTCTGGTATGACCTGGTCAAGGGCCAGCCACATCGCTATGGCACCTATTACCAATATCAGGTCAATGCTAAAACGCTGGAGAAACTAGCCGAGCATGGCATTAACACCGATACTGCCGAGGGCCAGGAGCTGGCTCAGATCGCGCTGGACGTGAAGAACGTCTTGCTCTACCAGCTCGACGAGGCGGAAATCGCGCTGATTTCAGTCCTAGAGAAGCGCTACTCCGGCGCGACTATGGACGTGCTGAAGTCGGCCATTCTGCCAGTCAAGCGGCAGATACAGGATCTCCGTAAATATCCCTTTTTTCCACAGGGGCGCTTTGGCAACCTCATGCTGACGGTCGAGGAGAAGCGCGAAGGCGCGCCAGGCTACGCCGTCGTCTATCGCGAGGCATTCGAGAGCCGCGCGGAGTGGGAGAAGGCATGGACGTTCGCTGAGGCGAAAAAGCGGCCTGACCAGCAGGTCCGTAAGCACGAGCTGACTGACCAGCAATATGTCCTGATGGCGCTGCCTACGGACTTCGTCGACTTGGCAGCGAGCGAGCTGGGCCTCTCCGAGGAGCAGGTCGAGCAGATGATGCAGATTCTCCAGCCGGTGAAGCAGGAGAAGACCCTGAACGTCTATGAGCAAAATCGCCTCGGCATCAAGGGGTACACTAGCGACGCCATGCGGTCCTTTGCGAACTTCACCTGGCACAATGCGAACCTGCTCGCGAAGCTCACCTACCGCGCCGACTTCAACCTGGCCATTCGCAACGTAGGTACCAAACTTCGAGCGGCGCAGTATTCGCCTGACCCCGCGTCGATAGCCCAGGTCGAACGGCTCGGCCGGATCAAGGCGTACATGGAACGCACTCGCGATTACATCATGTCTCCGCCGAATGAACTGCAGGCGGTTCGCGCAGTGGTTTCCATTGGCTACCTGGGCTTGAATATCAAGACCGCGCTGATTAACTTCTATGGTCTTGTCACGACCTGGTCTGACATTACCTCGCGGGTCGGCCAACTTGATGGCAACGCCAGGTTCATGCGCGCGATGACTCAGGGGATGTATAGCCTGAAGCTAACCGATCTGAATGACCGTAGAGCTGGGCAATATATGCCCCTCGAGACTCAACAAGCCCTGGATAGAGCCATAGAGGAAGGAGTGCTATCTCAGAGCTACGCCTACCACCTCGCAGGTATGGCCAGTGCGTCGAATCTGTACCGCCTCCCAGCACGTCAAGCGGCAGGGCGAATAGGCCAGAAAGCCCTGGATCTGGCCATGTGGCCTTTTCGGCTGATGGAACTTGCGACTCGTCGGATTTCATTCCTGGTCGAGTTCGAAGCGGCGAAGAAGGACTCGAATCTCGGTGTCGAAGAGGCGTATCAAACTGCTGTGGCTAGGACCAACAAGCTGCAGAATGACTACAGCCTCGGGAACCGAGTACCCTTCATGCGCGGTATAAAGACGGAAAGCGGCAACGTACTGGTCGAGGCGGCCGTGCCCCTTGCCACTATCTTCATGAGCTTCATGCAGCACATGGCCTTCCATACGTACGGCGGCTACGAGCTCGGTGAGCGTCGGATCGCGAAAGAACTTGGAGAGCCCCCAAGACGAATCCTTGGCGGCTATACTATGAAGCTCTGGCTGGTAACGATGTTGCTGGCTGGTTACGAAGGGCTGCCAGGCATTGAGAACATTCTTGACCTGCTTGAAATCGCATGGAGAAAATTCGGCGGACAGAAGCCATTTCGCCAGGAACTGCGTGAGCTCGTCCAGAGTGTCAATGGAGATCCAGCATTTTGGAGCCGCGGGCTTGGCCATAACATCGCCGGCTTTGACGTCAGCCGCAGTATCGGCTTCGGCCGCTTCGTACCCGGCACGGACGTACTGGCGCACCCGAGGGATAACATAGCTGAGACCGTTGGGACACTCGTTCTTGATATGGCGGGCGCGACTGGCGGGTTCATCAAGTTCGGACTCGAAGCACTTTTCGGTAAGAAGTCGAAAGCTGAAGCCTTCGAGAAGCTCCCTGGAGGACTCGGCAATATCTACACAGCCTACCGCTGGAGCCAATATGGGGTACGCGCTCCATCCGGTGCGCTTATCACGCACGATCTCGAGACCGGCAAGTTGCGCGAGCTTACAGCGGATGAAATCCTTGGGAAGGCGTTGGGCTTTAATCCGACGATAGTCTCGCAGAACCGCGAGGTGCGGTTTGCTCAGTATGATCGGAAGATATACTGGCAAACGCGTCGGCAGGGACTTCTCGAGGACGTCTGGACGGCCCATTGGCAGAAGGACCGTGAGGCGCAGGCCGATGCGAAAAAAGCGATTACAGAATTCAACTCGGCCGTGCCTGTTCAGTATAAGGATCTTCGCGTCACGGGCGCTGATATCGCTAGGAGTGTTAAAGCCCGTGAGCGCGTACGTCGATTCGATGAGAAACAAGTTGCACCTCAGCGGAGATATAAGTCGCTGTATCGCGACGTTAAGGGCTCTTTCGAGCCTCCCGAATCCGAGCCTTGAGACAATTCTTGCGGTTTTCGCATTTCGACTCGCCATGGCGATAGGCAGCGCGTTGGTATTGCAGGGCGCGCAGCGTGCAGTTGCACCCGTCGTTGTACATCTGGTGGAATAGAATCGAGGTATACGTCTCCCGGTGGGCCTCGAAGAACGACCACAGGCAGCAGTATCCGTCGCTTCTAATGAACTTGATTATCTTTTCGTTCATCGTCAGGTGCCTTCCGAGTGGAATAGTATTTCAGGTCATTCCCTTCCTGGTGGCTGCGTACTTGGTTTGAGTTGATCGCGCCGTTCAAGGCTTCGATGAAGTCCCGGAACGAAAGCGTCCTGAACAGCAGCTTAAACAGCGCCGTTTGGGTTATCCCTGGGTATGTCTCGACCAGGTAGACAATCTCAAACGAGCCGCGTGTAATTTCGGTCTGGCCAATTCGCGAAAAGACCTTCGGCATGTCCGCCTCGGTGTTAGTAACAATGTCTGCCGCCGCGGCGAGGTGTTGTTCTGTGATGACAAGGTCGTCGCTTTGAGCCGCTGACAGTACCATGGCGAGCTTGTGCAAATGCGTCTGCTTGCGTGACAAGTATCCTCCGAACTGATCGCCAGTCAAATTCGGCGGCGGATTCTTCCAGTGCTCAGCGTACCACGCCCGACCCCAGACGCGAGCGGTTTCTGACAGCTTGAACTCCCCGAACATCATCGAGATGATCTCTAGGTCATGCACGAGTTTTTGCTTCATTTCGTCGAAGTTCGCCGGCACGACCTCGTCTACGTATGGCACGAGCTGGCGCTTTTTATCAGCATAGATAAAAACGCAGCGCGACGTGAATCCGCCGCCTATCATGTACTCCGGGAAGTTCCCGCTGATCCACGCTGGCGTCGTGCAGCCGATGATGTTCACGAAGGGGTTTTCGATCTTGTTGCTGCCGGAGGTCTTGGTCTCCTTTGTAAACGCCCCCTGCTTCCCATCCCAAAGCGTCACTAGCGCGTCGACTAGGTCGCGGTCAGTCGGATTCAAAAGGTTCCCCAACTCGTCGCTGCAAAACGTAACCGCGCTCATTGGGTAGAACTCGCCAGTGAGCGGGTTCGGATCGGCCTGGGTGGCCTTCTCGAGCGAAGCTATCAACGCCTGCCAGGTAATTACGTCTGGGCCGAATTTTATCTCCTTAAGCGCCCGGAGCAAATTCATTCCTATGTTCGCGGTTGTGGACTTGGAGACAATGCCTGGTGGGGCCACGAGGATAACGTAAAAGTTCGGTATCCATTGCCAGTATTTCTGTTCAATCCAGACACGTCGGCGGAGCGCCCCGGCGATGGTGCTGATACCAGTCCAAAATAGCATCTTACGTGGTGCCTCGCCGTAAGACGAGAACTCGACGAAGGTTTTAAGCCAATCGTCGTAATAGCGTTTGGCCAATGCAGCTCCTTGGATTGTTGGCGATAATTCGCCATTATCATCACCTTGGCCAGTCGCACGCCTCGCACTGGCCCCATGAAACCTGGGAGGTTTTTAACCTCCAAGGGATCACCAGCGGGTCATCGTAGGGAACTGTTATATGGACGAGCGGAAATAGACGTTTCAGTACGCGGTCGCGGAGGGAAATGGGATATTGAAAGACGATTTCGTCGTGGACCTGGATCAACGGCTCGCATTGCAGGGACTGCAGCTCGGCATCCTCTTCCATGTTGGCCAGGGCCACATTGGCCACGCAGGCGGTGGTTGACTGACCATACCATGCGATAGCTTCCGGTAGCAAGCCGTCGATGCGGTCGAAGTAAAACCTGCGGTGGCCGAACTTGTTTGAAATGGTTCGAGTTCGAGCGAGGATGTCCTGGATATGCTCATGCCACTCGAGTATTTTAGGATGCAACGTGAACCATTGCTTAATAAACGCCACAGCGATTTCGCGCGAGGAGCCGAGGACGATGGCCAGCATGTCCGGGCCGCAGCCGTTGTCCACGGCGTGAACTCCGTTCCGCGCGAGACCATAGTAGGGCTGCTCGAGCCCTGTGATGGCCTTACCTGGATACATCATCTTGGCATTGTGCGCGTGGATCTTGACGCCGGCGCGGAAGGCCGCCTTGAGATCCTCATCGCCGGACTCCCAGGCGACGGTCTGCGCATCGGCTCCGGCGAGGTCCATGCTGGCAATCTCAAAGCCCAGGTCCGGCACGACGAGCTTCCGCACGTTAGGTATCGGATACCCCTTGATCTCGCTCGGGACGTTCTCCTCGTCGCCTTTGGTCCAGTTCTGCATGTTCGTCCCTCCACCAAAGGCGTTCTTGGAGGAGTTGAAGCGATATACCTCAGTCGCGGCTGGATTGAACGAACAGCGCAGCCGGCCGTCAGCGTCGAGCGGTGCCTGGATCACGTTGCTCATCATCACGCCGAGGCTGCGGAGGTCTATGCAGAGCTCTACCACCGGTCTGAACAATGGCTCGCGCTCGGCAAACAGCAGCAGCGCATCCTCGTCGCAGGTGGGCTGCTTGGTCTTGCGGTTTCGAACAAGCTTGCATCCGAGCTGTTCATAGAACAGGTTCGCCATCTGCTTAGGCGACTGGACGTTCAGCGGATACCCGACGATGTAGTCGAGGTTCCTCTGGCGTGAGTCGATTGCCTGGAGGAGGTCACCAGCGATTTTGCCTTTCAATAGCTGGTCAATACGAATCCCTCGCAGCATCATCCGCAGCACCGGTCGCCACAGGTGCATTTGAAATCTATAGACGTCCCACAGGCCGAGGTCTCGAATGATCTTCTCTAGCGCGTATCGAACTTCCCAAGTAGCAATTGCGTCCTCGCAATTGTAAGCCCAGAGTTTATCTTCTGGAACCTTAGGATTCCAATTCTTCCCTTCGTCCTTCCAGTAACGGTGATGAGTGCGATACATCGAGGACAGAAAATCAAGACCCTTTGGCAGTCCAGCGAACGCAACGTGCTGCATGAACATAGTGTCGTGCTGCAACCTGGGCACATAACCCCACCTGCGCGCGAAATACTGCGCGTCGTAGAGGTAGTTCTGTCCGATAACTTCAACGTGTCCATGAGTCATTAGCTCCCGTGTTCGCTGCCAGATGGCGAGGTCCTGCTCCGCAGTGAAATACCCCGTTGGTCGCTCCACGCACATCGAGGGGATGCTTATGGCCTCGCGCGCACTCCAGGCGATGCCGTGGCAGGCGATGAAACCCGCTCGAGTTTCCAGGTCACTCGATATCGATAAAGGTCCGCTGTTTGCTCGACGGAGCAGGTCTCCCAGACAATCCATAGCGTCTGGGAAGCTTGGACGAAGAAGAAACTTCGTGTCGTGTTCTGGCCATCGGCCGTT